ATGGCAGAGCAAGAAGGCCGTATCACAGAAGTTAAGTATGACAAAGAAGTCCCTGTACACACAGTATGGGATCTAGGTTATAGTGATGATACTGCTATTTGGTTCTACCAAGTCATTCATGGCGAAGTCCATGTCATTGACTATTACGCTTCAAGTGGTAAAGAAATAGCTCACTATGCTGCGCAAGTGCTTACCAAACCCTATAAGTTTGGATTACATCATTTACCGCATGACGCTAAAGCTAAAACTTTAGCATCTGGTGGTAAATCTATTGTAGAGCAATTAGCTACTCACTTTGAGTGGAAGAATATGCGTATCACTACAAATCTATCTATGATGGATGGTATTCAAGCTGCAAGACTTATGTTTCCAAGAGTATGGATTGACAAAGAGAATTGTGTAGATGGCATAGAAGCTCTAAAGCAATATCAACGTGAATGGGATGAGGATCGCAAGATATTCAAAGATAAACCTAAACATGATTGGACATCACACGCTGCTGACGCATTTAGATACCTAGCTGTATGTTGGCAAGAAGAAGCAAAGGTTGAACATAAAGACCATAGCATCAGAGGTATTCATGTTGGTCAAACAGAAGTAACATTAAACGAATTATGGGAATCAGTCCCTAAAACACAAGGTGGAAGGATATAAAATGGCAGGAACAGCACAAAACGTAGGTGGTTATAAACAAATCTCAGCAACAGGTAATGTATCACCATTTGGTGCTAGCTTACTTGGCATTTTTGTTTCATCATCATCTTCAGGTACTATCACAATTTATGATAGTGCTACTACCACTACAACTACTAAAGTGATTGACACAGTTTCAGTATCAGCAGGCACATGGTATCCAATGCCTGTAGGTACAACTGCTGGCATCTATGTTGTTGTTGGCGGTACTCTTAGTGCTACTGTGGTATTTGCATAAGCATGACTAAAGTAGAACTTTACCTAAACGTTGTCACGCAGTATGACAAAGAGTTCTCCAAATGGATGAGCCGAACTGACAAAATATTGCGTAGATACAGGGATGAACGTCAAGTTAATTCCATGCAATCACGTTACAACATGCTATGGGCTAATGTAAACACGCTAAAAGCTGCTACATTCTCACGCATGCCTAAACCAGATGTGTCACGCAGATTTAAAGACAATGATCCAGTAGGTAGAGTAGCATCCATGATCTTAGAAAGAGCAATGGACTTTGAGATTACTCACTATGGTGATCTTAAACATTGCTTAGAAGCATCTGTATATGACAGATTTTTAGGTGGTCGTGGATCAGCATGGGTTCGTTATGAGCCTAAAATTGAGTCTATGGACTATGAAACATCTGAACAAGATGAAGAATCAGATGAAGCAGCAGAGTATTTAGATACAGAAGCAGCTCCAGTAGATTATGTCCATTGGAAAGACTTTGGCCATGAGCCAGCAAGAACATGGGATGAAGTAAACAAAGTATGGCGTAAAGTCTATATGACACGCAAAATGCTTGTTGAACGCTTTGGTGAAGATTTAGGTAACAAAGTACCATTAGATTCATCACCAGATGACCAAAAATATAAAGATTCAGATGGCATTGGTAAGAAAGGTCTTATCATTGAGCTATGGGATCGTGAAACTAAAAAAGTATTATGGATTTCTAAATCATTAAACGAAATCTTAGACGAAAGAGATGATCCGTTAGAGCTTGAGGAGTTTTTCCCATGCCCTAAACCACTCTATTCAACAATCACTAATGAATCATTAGTACCAGTTCCAGACTTTACACTTTATCAAGACCAAGCTAATGCTTTAGATGTACTTTCTACACGCATTAATGGCCTTATAGACGCATTAAAAGTTCGTGGTGTATATGACGCATCAGAACCTACATTACAAAGGCTATTTACAGAAGGTGAAAACAATACTCTTATCCCTGTTAAAAACTGGCCTGCGTTCTCTGAAAAAGCTGGACTTAAAGGTGCGATTGACATTGTTGATATTACACCTATCGCAACTGCTCTTAGCAATGCTTATGAAGCTATGGCACAGCTTAAGCAAGAAATCTACGATATTACTGGTATATCTGATATTATTCGTGGTCAATCTAATGTTATAGAAACAGCCACATCTGCTCAAATTAAGAGCCAATTTGCATCTTTACGCTTAAAAGAATACCAAGATGGCGTAGCTTTCTATGCTTCTAACATTCTTAAAATTAAAGCACAAATTATTTGCCAACAATTCCAACCAGAAACATTAGTTAAGATTGGTGGCATAGAACAATTAAGCCCAGAAGATCAACAATTAGTACCACAAGCTATCCAAATGCTTAAAGATAATCCTATGCGTACATTCCGCATAGAAGTAGCTACAGATTCTATGTTGTATCAAGACGAACAACAAGAAAAAGAAGATCGTGTAGCGTTCTTAGGTGCAGTTAGTGCTTATTTAGAAAAAACTGTACAAGCTGCTCAATCTATGCCACCAGAAGCAACACCTTTACTCATGGATATGTTAAAATTTGGTGTTCAAGGTTATAGAGTGGGTAGAGTGCTTGAAGGTGAGTTTGATAACGTGGTAGATGCAATTAAAGAACAAGCTAAGAATCCACCACCACCGCAACCAAATCCTGAAGTGATGAAGATTCAAATGGAAGCTCAAGCTAGACAAGCTGAATTACAAGCTGAACTACAAGCTCGTGACCATGAAATTCAATTAGAAGCACAAAAACAAGAAGCACAAGCTAGAAACGACATGTTAGAACGTCAGCATAAAGCTGAACTAGATCAAGCTCTAGCTAAACAGCAATTAGAATATGAAACATGGAAAACTCAACTTGAGAATGAAACAAAAATTCTCATTGCTGAGATGGATGCTAAAACTAAACTTAAAACACAATATATGTCAAGCAATCCGCAAGATCCGCTTACACACATTGATGAAAATGGCAATCCAAAACTTCCAGATGACATCACTAACCTATTGCATGATGTAAACTCAAGCATGGAAACATTAGTGCAAGCAAATATGATGACTCAACAAGCTAATGCAGAGTTAGTTGCTAAACAACAAGCTGCACATGATGCGTTAGTCAATCATCTAACTAAACCTAAACAAGTTATAAGAGATAACAACGGTAAAATTATAGGCGTTCAATAATGGCAATAACCATTAAACATGCTAAAACGGACACAATATCGGATTGGACACAAACCGACCTAGATGCACAAATTGCATTAGGTAACTTTCCGCCAGGCACAACATTAGCTGACATTGTTTTACCAAGCGATTGGAATGACAATCACACATTTACAGGCACATTAGGTGTTAGTAATGGTGGTACAGGTGCAACTACACTTACAGGCTATGTAAAAGGTAATGGCACATCTGCATTTACAGCGACCGTTACAATCCCAAATACAGACGTTACTGGTTTGGGTACAATGTCCACACAAAATGCTAATAGTGTATCTATTACAGGTGGTTCTATTAGTGGTACAACAGTTAGTGGATACATTCCTACTACTGAAAAAGGTGTTGCTAATGGTGTTGCTACATTGGATGCAGGTGGTAAAGTTCCTGTTAGCCAAATTCCAGCATTAGGTGACCTAAACTATCAAGGCACATGGAACGCATCTACAAATAGCCCTACACTTACATCATCTGTAGGCACAAAAGGTTATTATTATGTAGTAAACGTAGCTGGATCTACAAATTTAAACGGTATTACTGATTGGCAAGTAGGCGATTGGGCTGTTTATAACGGTTCAGTATGGCAAAAGATTGACAATACAGACGCTGTAACATCTGTAAACGGATATACAGGCACAGTAGTACTAACTTATACAGACGTAGGTGCTGCTCCTGCAACTTCAGGCACATCTATTTTATATGGCAATGGTTCTGGTGGATTTAGCAACGTAACAGTAGGTACAGGTTTATCATTTACTGCTGGTACATTAACAGCTACAGGATCAATGGTATATCCTGGTGCAGGAATTCCTAATTCTACAGGAACATCTTGGGGTACATCATACTCTACAACAGGATCAGGTACAGTTGTTGCATTAGCTACAAATCCTACGCTATATAATCCAAATATAGACGTAATTGACTTTAATACATCATATGCTACAACACTTACAGCAGGTCAATTAGGTTGGGATGGCAATAATACACTTAGTTTAGGTATGTCAGGTGGCAATGTCATTCAAGAAATTGGATTACAAACTTATATTTATGGTAAAGCATCATCTGCTATTACTAAAGGTCAATTAATTAAGAAAACAGGTGTTAATGGTGCATCTGGTGTAATTACTTTTGGCCCTACTACTTCTAGCATGACTAATGCAGACGATATTATTGGTATTGCTGCTGAATCTATAGCTTTAAATGGCTTTGGTTATATTATTTCTACAGGTAACATAAAAGGATTTGATACTACAGGATCAAGTTCAGGCCAAACATGGGCTGATGGAGATGCTTTATACTACAATCCATCAGGTAGCGGATTAATGACAAATGTCAAACCATCTGCACCTAATCTTAAAGTACAAATTGGTATTATTACCAATGCAAGTTCAGGTGGTTCTGGTTCAATGGTTGTTGAAATCAATCATGGATCAGTATTAGGTGGCACAGATAGTAACGTACAAATTACTTCACCTACAAATGGTCAAATACTTACATACGATACATCCAATACATATTGGAAAAACACTAGCTTAACTGCTGGCACAGGTATTTCTATATCTGCTGCAACAGGTGGCACATTAACAATAACAAACTCTGCTCCAGATCAAACTGTATCTATTGCAGGAACAAGCCCTGTATCAGTCACAGGAACATATCCTAGCTTTACAGTAAGCATGACGCAAGCTAACACATCTACAAACGGATGGTTAAGCTCAACAGACTGGAATACATTTAATAATAAACAACCAGCAGGTACTTATGTTACATCTGTAGGTGCAACTAGCCCAATCGCATCTAGCGGTGGTACAACACCTACAATTAGTATTTCACAAGCTAATGCAACCACATCTGGTTATTTGTCTAGCACAGATTGGAATACCTTTAACAATAAAGGTTCTGGCACAGTAACATCTGTATCAGGAACAGCTCCAGTATCCGTAGCAACAGGAACTACAACTCCTGTAATATCTATGGCTGCTGCTAATGGCACGACCAATGGCTATTTAACAAGCACAGACTGGACAACATTTAATAATAAAGGTTCTGGCACAGTAACATCAGTATCCGTAGTATCAGCTAATGGTTTAGCAGGTACAGTAGCAAACGCATCTACAACACCAGCAATTACATTATCAACAACAATCACAGGATTGTTAAAGGGTAATGGTACAGCAATAAGTGCAGCTACATCTGGCACAGATTATGCACCAGCTACAAGTGGAACATCTATCCTTTATGGTAACGGATCAGGTGGATTTAGTAATGTTACAGTAGGCACAGGATTATCATTTAGTGCAGGTACATTATCATCTACTGTTACATCTGGATTAACAGTCACATCTACTACAAGTAACACAAACTATAACTTAGGCTTTCAGTCAGCTACAAGTGGCACT